TCATCTGATAAGATTTTATTGGCAGAAGATGGTACTTATCGTTCTGCTGATACTATTGTTGGTTCAGTTGCGCAGAGGTATAGAAATTTGACTGCAATGATTGGTAACTCTACTGAGTTTCAAACTAGACTTAATGAATATACTTTTTATAAGATAACTGGTTTATCTGTTAAGTTTACTCGTAGATGGTTAGATCCAATTTCATTTGGTGTTAATGGTGGCGCACCTGGTCTTACAGCTGCGACTTATCATTTTGGATTTCCAATGTTGCATATTAATTTTTATCCTACTACTAATAGTCAATCATTTGGTGTTATTGTTGAGAATGCTGAATCTTCATGGGCAGTTTCTCCATATAACACTGGAGTTCAAACTCATTTCATTAAAATGCCTACGCTTTTAACTGGAAATGGTTTAGGATTGAATATGTGGAATCCAACTCTTGCTGTTTCTGATCTTGAAGGACAGCTTTCTTATTATTGTGATCCTGGTGTTGAGGTATCCGATACTACTGAGAATTATATTGTTTGGGATGTCGAATATGATTTATATATCCAGTTTGCTAACAATACTGGTGCTTAAGATTTAAAAAAACTTTAAATTTAAATGTGTTTATTAACAGGACGGGCCGAGGAGGCCCGGACGGACCCGCGGGAGGTCGTGGCAATGGTTATGACCGAAAAAGGGACTGACAAATTTTTTTGTCCCCAGGGGTGCCCCTTAATATTACGGGGCACCCCCTTGGTGACTTGGGTACACCTTGGTGACAATTAATTAATTAATTAATTAATTAAATATGGCTTCCGGCTTGTTACGTCGATTATATTATAATTTTTATAATATTTATGAAATTACTTATTTATACTATATAAGTGTCACCACGTTTTAATTTCATATTAAAACATGGAACTTGTAAGACACGAGACTAATTTACTTGGAAAGAAAACTAAGAGGTTTAGACTATCAGGCAAAAACTTTTTTTTGACATATCCTAAGTGTGACATGTCTCGCAGCGAAGCTGCGAACATGTTGAATCACAAGCTTGCTTGTGATTATATGATAGTTGCACAAGAGATGCATCAGGACGGTACACCTCATTTACATGCTATGATTACTGCTAAGCAAAAAGCTCAGATTACTAATAGCAATTTTTTTGATTTGGGTGTTTTTCATGGTAATTACCAGACAGCTAGAAAAACCGATGATGTACGTCAGTACATCATGAAAGCGGATGAATATCCGCTTGAGATTGGTTTGTATGCATCTAATGATCAGAGTGTTGTTCAAAAGAGAGCACTTGAGAATAAGAAGATTATTGAAACACCTTTACATGAGTTAGTTGATTCAGGAGACATTTCACTTTTTTCATATCAAGTTCTTACTCAGGCTAAGAACCTATACATGTTAGATAAAATGGATGTTCCTGAATATATGCCAAAGAATTGTCTTTGGATTTATGGAAATACTGGGATTGGTAAATCACGTTATGTTAGAGATAACTATCCTGGCTTATTTTATAATAAACCACAGAATAAATGGTGGGATGGTTATAAAGGAGAGAAGGTTATTCTTCTTGACGATTTTGATTTAAAAGGCGAGTGTCTTGGACATTATTTAAAAATTTGGGCCGATTGTTATTCTTTTAATGCTGAGGTAAAGGGATCTACAATTAAACCTTGTTTTGAGACGTTTATTATTACAAGCCAATATCTTCCTAAAGATATTTTTTGTCAGGGTATTGATCAAACTAAATGGGATGATCAGATGAGACAAGCAATAGAGAGAAGATTTAAATTGGTTACAATTGAAAATGGACAGATAGTAAATTTATAATAATATTTACTATATAAGCTAAACTTATTTTTAATTTCATTTAAAATATGCAAGTTCAAAGAGCAGCTATTAGTTTAAGAAAACGTAAAAGATATAACGTTGGTCGTTATGTCAGAAAGAAATATCCCAAAAGACAGATGTATGGTAGAGCTTTTGGGAAGGGAATGCTGAGTAATGCTCAGTCTATTAGATGTACTTCATCTGATAAGATTTTATTGGCAGAAGATGGTACTTATCGTTCTGCTGATACTATTGTTGGTTCAGTTGCGCAGAGGTATAGAAATTTGACTGCAATGATTGGTAACTCTACTGAGTTTC